GTTCGACTGACAAAAGTCTCCCAAAAAGGATTAGATTTCTCTAATGGCTGGACTATATCTTAAGCCAATTATTGGAAATAACTAATTTCCTATGACCCACAAACATTTAGTCTCTGAACCTTTTCCATATCCTAGTTAAAAACAGACGTAGGAACTTGGCTGCGGATTATCCATTTCATCCTTTAATATAAAGGAATTATCTTTAACGTTTTTACTTTACACAAGGTCATTACCCCGTCCATCATATAGTTTCCTACATGACTTAGTAGTTAAAGCTTTAGGAAGTTCCCGCAATTTGAATGTGTTGCACAATATAGAATACTAATTGTCATTTTCTTCTATTTGTACTAGCAATTTGGGTATTAGTAAAAATAATAACAGTATCCTTCACCTTTACCTATATACCATACTGCTAGTATATAGAGTGTTGCTATTTCAGTCCCAAGGTTGAACTGACTTATCCCGTTTATCCAGTCGATATTAATTACCGACTTCATATATTCAGGTTTTAGAAAACTTTGTATATGATCTGGATTTCTCCAGCGGACCGACTGTATCTTAAGCCACTTCTGGTTAGTTAGACCATCATTAGTGACCAACACCCGTTCAGTCTGTGAGCCCCCAGCATAGAACTTACTATTACGTTCCTTAGCTAGTTAGGTGGCGGATTACCAATTTCATCCTAATTTAGGAATCATCTCTAATATTTTTACTATGAGCGACGCTATTAACGTGCCTATTATTTATAGTTTCCTATAAATAAGGAGTAATTAGAGCTTTATGGTTTCCCCGAACCTCAAGGTGTTTTGCCGAATATAGATTACTAATCTAGTATATTCATCTATACCGACTAGCCAGTTAGAAATTCTATAAAAAAAACAATAGAATACAGTATTTTCCACTATTTATCCTAAATATAATACTGTAATATTTAGGTAGCTGGCTGTTACGAGCAGAAATTTTTTTATTGATATTCTTTATTTTCTAATTGATTTTAAATATTATCGTTAAAAATAAATAAATATCGTATTTTAACTCGTTGAAATGATTTCGATAATACAACATTTGACATTCGTTAAAATAAACGGTGCTGTCGGAGTTTGTTGTATTTCCTTGTAAAATGATTTACAAGTCAATGCTTCCCATGTTTCAATTTTCAATTCACATGATCACATTGATATCGCTCGGAAATGGAGTTACCCAAACTTGCGATAGTCTAGACTGTACATTAAGCAATAATATTTAATATTATCACCGACAAGTGACCCAGTCGTTAGCGATTACCAGATAAATCTGGTCACCGACGGTCTTGACCTATTTTGATTTGCCAACCAAAACACATCTTTGACCGTTTTCACTTATCTCGCCTTGAATATATATCATTCGCACATGAATTGTCATTCACGTTATATTTAACCACTTATTTAATATAAATAGTACGATTAAATACAGACTAACAGCAATCAACTATGTTAATTCATAGTTAAACTAATAAAAATTCTATAGTTTGGTGCGTTGCCACCCCAATTCTGTTTTTGGACAATTATTATAATATTTTGAATATTATAATTAAGTTTAGAGTTCTCACACTCTTCACAATTATTTATCCGTTTGTATGCAAAGTATGAAATTTCACTAGGAGGTTCTTTATAAGAAGGTCTTTCACTATCAATGACTGTAAAAGCAGCTTCACCACATTTTTGACATACATATAATGCTTCAGCATGTATAAGAGTTTTTTCACAATCACATTTATAACAATAAGATTCATTTTCATTGTATTCATATTTGCCAGAATAATTTTCATCAATAATTGATAAATATTCGTCAAGTAGATCAGAACGATTAAATTTATTAGTTTTATTAACAAATTTTGTCATGTTTTGATTATCTTTTTTGGCACAATTAAAAAAATTAAGTGTCTTTTTTTCTTTTTTACCTTTTTTCTTTTTTTCGTTTATTGATACTTTATTATAATATTTCGATATTAAATCTAATGTATCGAGATAATATTCAATTTTGTCGGTACCATTTTTAATTTCGTCAATTTCCTTCTCTAAAGCGATAATTTTATCTTTTATTTCAAACTTTTTTTCAATATCCTCATCGGTTATAGATGTGTTTGCACTCTTACAAAGTGTTTTATATTCTTCTTGTAATGTGAAAAGACTGGTTTCTTTTTTAGGAAGAGATTTCTCTAAAGAGCTAAATTTATTTATTACCTCTTTATGTTTTCTATCTAATGTGATAGAATTGTGTCCTCTCCTTTTTTTTTCACTAAATTTAAAAGAATTTGACATATTGGTAGTACTACTACGTTAAATATTTTAATTCTTATGAAGGTAACATACACTATAAACAAAATAAATATCAAAAAACGCAAAACGATATATTTAGTCGTCAGAATCGGAACATATCGCTAAACCACTAAATACAATCTCTTGAACTTTTTTGCGTTTTCGTATTTTTAATCCTTCAGTTTGCTTGATATCTTTCAATTTAACGTCTTTATAATTTTCTTTGACAACGTCAAAAACATCTATGTGATATTCTTGTCGTTTATAAAATCGTTGTCTATACGTTCCTTGATTTATAAATATTGAAAAATTGTCGGCAATATCAATAACTATAGGGGTAAAACCCGTATTTGCTCTTAAAATACGACCAACAACTTGTTCAACTTCCTTTCTTGGACAAGCCATTAATAAAGTATTTAATGTAGGAATATCTGTTCCTTCTGCTACTAAATTATAAGTTCCATAAATTACATCACATTTTGAAGATTCTTCTAATTGAGCTTTTTTCATACCACCCATATAATATCCAGTTGTTATAGGAACTTCCTCTCCATCAACAATTTTAGTATAGTTAAAACTATCAAAATTCTCTTTCATACTCTTTAAATGAATTTTTCTAGATGATAATACCAATATTTGTCTTCCTTGTTGTGCAAATAGTTTTAATTGGAACCTGATAAATTTCAATCTTCTTTTACAAGATATAATTAAGTCTACCATTTTAGGAATATCATACGCATCATTTCTACAAGTACGAGCATTGTATCTTCGTATTTCTCTAAAATGTGTGTTTGTATAATTAATAAATTTAACAATAACTTCTTGCCCTCCTCTCTTTTCTATTAAATCATTTCCTATATAGCCCAAATGCCAATAAAAAACCTTCTCTAATTTATCATTTCTTGTTGGTGTAGCACTCAATCCCAAAAAATACTTTGTAGCCACGATCGGTAAAGCTCGTGAAAATGTTGGTGCCCCGAGATGATGACAATTAGAAACAACAATTCCTTGATGTGGATTTCCAGATTTTGTACCACAAACTACAAAATTATGATTGTCTTTAACCTCAATATCATAAACATATGGTTTAGTTTGTCTATGATAACCTTTATGAATATAAGATTTTACATAATTTACTCTCGCATATCCATAATCTAAAAATTTACTATCCCACGAATAACGCCATTCTTGTATATCATCATGAATTTTATATAGCATATTATCAATCGAAATATAAGGAGAAATTATTTGTTTTAATTTAATTATACCATCTTTATTAAAACGTATATAGTGATATCCTTTTTTACGATTATCAAAACTAAGACAACAAGGAATATCAAATACATTATTTAAAGTTTCTATTATTCGTATTTGACTATCATAATCAAATGAATGAGTTGATAAATGACCACCATTTCCTCTTTGGTTGATAGAACCATCATCTAAAAACCAAATTGATAATCCTCTCGGATCTAATTTATCTAAAACCCATTGAGGACATGTGTGAGCAGTTTTCGGAAAAATATACTTTTTATCAATATCAATAATTTTAGTATGAAAACGAAATGCTTCTTTTTGAGAATAACCATTTTTTTCAATATAATTTAATTCTTTAATACCAAACATATTTGCTTTCCATTTACAATAATCATATTGTTTTTTTCCATGTATAATACATAATCTAATACGATTTTTACCATTAATTCTTCTAATACAACCATCTCCTAAAAATGAACCTAATAAAATTTGTTCTTGATCTTCATTTAATCCTTGAGATATATAGTTAAAATCAGTATTCTCATTAGCATCATAATAAGAAATTAGTAAATCACCTTCGGTCAAATCTTTTGCTTTCATATATCCGTGTGATGTTAATATTTTATGTTCGGGAGTACATTTCATGATTTTTTTACTACATTTTATTTCTACTAAATCTGTCCTTTCTTTTCTCCATGCATGAGTTAATGATTTATATTCAAAATTTTTGGTCAATTGGTTATAGGACAAAATTTTTGGTATTTCTTTACCTTTTACCCACATTTCATATAAAGTTCCTATTAATGAATAACCATTTTCAGTTATAATAGAAGTATTAAATGGAAAACATTCATCGTATATTGAAAGACCGAATTGGTCAAAGAAACCTCGGGGAAATACTCTATTTTCACTTACCAGTGTTTGAAGCATAGCAATAACAATATCTTTATCTTCTACATCACATTTTGGACCTTTTATAATACCAACCCTAGCACCTGGAACAAATTGTTCTATTCGTTCTATCCATTGTGTTAATAAAACAGATGTGTGAACAACTATGAGTGTTTTTTGTGCTAATTTCGTCATAATATATAGAGCACAGAAAGTTTTTCCTCCGCCACAAAATATTGATATAACAGTCCCACCACCATATAGTTTATGTTTTACAATGCTTTTTTTATTTTTCACAGATTTAACAATAAATTTATCAAATGGATTTTGAAGAATAGATAAAGCTCTTTTAATTATAGGTCTTTGTATAGGACGTGGTTCAAAAACACATTTTAAATTTATAGGTTCTCCGTCACATATATCAATTTTTTTGGGTGGTCCTAAATTTTCTAATCCCCAATATCTTGGTAAATATAATTTATCAGAACTTTCATAAAATACAGGAAATTCTTCAGCAAAATGAGCAAAATCTCTATGAACAACAGGTTTGACAGTTAGCTGATTTTTAATCTTCAGAATTTCTTTCTCACTAAAATCTTTTTTTTTTATAATATAGCCTTTTCGAGTTAAAATAGTACCTTTTTTCGTAGTTTTATCAAAAAAGTCAAGCATATTAAAATATATATATAGCAAGTGTAAATATATTATAATACATAATCTTTCTATTTTAATATAGTTTTTGATTTATTTTAGTTAATAAATATTATTTATATCTGTTCTAAAAAAAAAATTTCTTTCATAATATTATATAAATTAACTACTATGTTGAATCAATTAGAATCATTTGTAAACAAATCCCTCTCATTTTTAGATAACCCATATGCCAAAAACATTATCAAAATGCTTCTTGTCCTTTACGCAGGACTTGCCGCCCCAAGATTACCATCATTCCTCGCAAGCCTTTTCAACAATGCTTTATTCAGAATTGTAATACTTTTCCTTATTGCTTACTTAGGACTTAAAGATACCACTATTGCTTTACTTTCCGCAGTTGCCTTTACTCTTTCTATTATTTTCTTAAAGAAAGCAGAAACCACCAACTCAATCTATGGTGCTTTACAAGCTGCTGTTGATACTCCACAAGAATGGATCAACGATATTGTTGATGATGCCCAAAAAGTAATTGATGATGCTGTAGATACCGTCCAATCTGGTCTTGGTATTGATGGATCTGAAATTTCTGGCGCAATTGACTCCGCACAAGCAGGTTTTGATTCTGTTGTAGATGGAGCACAAAAAGGATTTAACAGTTTAGTAGATGGTATCCAAGGAATTATTCCAGGTGGTGATGCTGCACCAGTTGCCGCAGCAGTAGAAGATGCCTCTGAACCATATGATGCCCCAGCAACTGAAGAAGCCACACCAGCCTCAATTGGAGGATATGATGGTGGTTCTTTCGGAGCTGCTTTGTAAATAAATTTACAAAATAATATAGTAAGTAAATCTCTTTTTTTATAAAATTAAAAAAAACAAAATATAAATATTAGATATTAATATATATATGATGTTTTCAAATGAGATATTAACAAATATACTACTTGTTGTAATATGTGTTACGTTGTCATATATTTTGGGAATGACTATTGTAAAAGTTATAGATAAAAGACTTAGTCATTTTGAAATAAAACTTCCAAAACAAAATATTATAGTCAAGTTAAATGATCAATATGATTCTAGTTTTAAATCAGTTATACCTAAAAAAAAAGTTGTAATAAGCAAACCAAAAAAAGAAACCTACACTGATATAGAACCAACTGTAGATAATCCAGAAATAACTCAAGAAACTTCAAACAATGAAGGTGATATTGAAAATTTCTTTGAAGGAATTAATTATCAAAATAAAAGCATGAATAGAACTCCAGATATAATAGAAAATTTTTCAAATGACATTGTACAAGAAAATTTTTATGACGATTCTACATATACAAACGGATTAGAAAAATTTGGGAATATTAATCACAACCCAGATGATAACACAAGTAGAATAAGTGTTTATACAAATTGGTTAAAAACAAATAAAAAAAATTATCATAGTTTACCAAAAATTCATATTAAAAATTTAATGAAAGTATTAAAAGGAAAAGAACTTGCTGATAAAGATGTTCCAGAAAGTTTTGTTATTGTACGCGAAGGTGAAGAAAATATTGAAAAAGCAATTCCTCAAAGTAGTTGCGGTTGTGGAAATTAATTTAACTACTAATTTCAGTAGTTAATAAAAAATTTTTTAATAATTGCTTACCAAAATTTGTCCCAATCGATTCGGGATGAAATTGTAATCCATATATATCATATTTTTTGTGTTTAATCCCCATAATAATATTATTTGATGTTTCTGAAATAATTTCTATAACATCAGGTACATTATCAGTATCACCGACTAATGAATGATATCGCATCGCACAAAATGGATTTGGTATCTTATTAAATAATTTATCACCATTATGTTTCATATTTGATGTCTTCCCATGCATTATTTCACTACATATTTTAATTTTACCACCAAAATATGTGTATATACATTCGTGTCCTAAACAAATTCCTAAGACTGGGATTTTCCCTTTACATTTGTCTAATATTTCCTTATAATTACTAGTTTCATTTGGACTTTTTGGTCCAGGTCCCAAAATAATATGAGTATAATCTAAACACTTATCGATATCAATCTTATCATTCCTAATTACATCTACATTATTAACTATTTCTGATACATATTGATAAATATTATATGTAAAACTACAATAATTATCTATTAATAAAATCCGAGTATCTTCTCTAATGCCTCTCTTTAAATCTAACATTTCAGCATTAGATATAGCCTTCTTTACACTATTCATCTTATGAACAGTTTCGTAAAATTCAATTTTAGGATCAGAATCATATACTATACCACCACCTGCTTGCAAATAGACTGTACTATCTTTATATAAAATTGTTCGTATTCCTATACACATATCCAATGTTTCATCATAATTTATAAAACCAATCCCACCACCATAAAAATTTCTACGTTCGGTTTCAACTTCCGAAATATTTTGCATCGCACAAATTTTAGGAGCACCACTTAAAGTTCCTGCAGGAAATATTGCTTGTAAAGCATCTAAATAATCATATTCATCTTTTATCATACCAGAAACCTGAGAACATATGTGCATTACATTTGAAAAGTATTTCACTTCTTGATACTCATCTATCGTAATAGAAGCAGGCTTACTAATTTTTCCAATATCATTTCTAGCCAAATCAACTAGCATTATATGCTCACTAATCTCCTTGTCATCATTTATTAAATCTTCCTCATTAATTAAATCTTCCTCTTCATCTTTCCCACGAGGTCTAGTTCCGGCAATTGGGCATGTAGTAATTTTATTATCCTTTACTTTTAATAATAACTCTGGGGAAGCACCTATTAAAAAAAAATCCTTAAATTTTAAAATAAATCTGTATGGACTATTTTTACCAATTTTCATTAATTCATCAAATATATCATATGGAAGAGCAGATGAATATTTATACATTTTTCTAGAAGGAACTACTTGAATGAAATCGCCACGATATATTCTCCCTTTTAATTTTTTAACATTTTTAATAAATTCTACTTTATTACAATTAGTTTGCCATTTATCAGATATATTATCCTGACTTAAAATTCTATTCCATTTTATTTCCTCATTACTATTAATAAATTTTTCTAAATCATCTATCAATTTAATTGATTTATCATAATTATCAATAATATTAACTCCTAAATTACAAACAGCACATAACTTAACTTTTTTTATCTTATAATCAATTTCTATAAAAGAATCATATAAACAAAATATATTTATAGGAATATTTGTTGGATTATTATAATTCGATTTTACACTCTCTTCTATACTGCTAATATTTTCATACCCATAATACCCTAAATATCCTCCTATAAAAATAGGATATTTAATATCTTCAACTCTATAAAATTTTTTCTTAAAATTTTCACGAATTTTTTTGGATGGTTCTTCGTCAGTATTAATAACATGTTTTGGATTATATCCAATTATTATTTTATCATTTACACTAAAACGACAAAAAAAATCATAATTAATTACCTTTTTTAAATTTGTATCATAAATTTCATTATAATCTATCTCCTTAAAAATAAGAGTAATATATCCATTATTAGATATATTCAAGTTCTTCAGTCTTGATAATGATGGCTCATAAAACATAAATCAGTATACTTATTAAATATATTTATGATTATTATATTTATTTCTTTTCTTAATCTAATTCTGAAGTATAATTATGTTCAAATGATATCCAAAAAAATAAAATACTTAATCCAGTTAAAATATGCCAATAATGATGAAGTGGTCTTATTTTTTTTTTATCAATTATCCAGAAAATTTTGCCAATAATTAAAGACAATAAACCAAATATTGAATATATATCAAATTTTAAACCATTATAAATATTAGCATATACCATAAATCCAATATTCAATCCTATAGCCATCATAAAAATAATATTAGCATATTTGATTATTTTATATTGAAAAAAATAAATGAAAATAATTAACAGTGGGATTTTAAATGTCAGAATATCAAGGATATCTGTTATATTAAAACTATGAACAACTTGACATAATAATAATGTATAAACAGTTAATAACATACCAATTTGATCTACTATTTTAAATATTAAAATATGCTTTCCATGCCAAAGTAAAGTTCCTAACCCTAAAATAAATACACTACAAACATATAAAAATTTTAAATTATTAAAAATATTATCATTTGATTGACTTAATGCCAAAATAATTATTCCTGATAAAATATAAGCAAAACTTGTAAATGTATTGCGTGGTTCAAAAACAGAAATACCACATAAATTACAAGTACAAAAACTTTCACAAAATAATTCTGAAGAGTGAAATTTGGACAATAAATTTCTTTCAGATATATTTGGAATATACATCTATATAAATAGTAAAATAAGACTATGTTTAAATCAAAAAATACTATTTATAATATTATATAAATATAATTTATAATATTATAATTATTATCATTGTTATACATGTCTATTCCCAAAATAACAAATTCAATATTAAAGAACAACTTATCTGAATGTTCTGAAAAAAATATTATAAAAGCACTTGAAGATTTATTTGATCCAAATATTGATGATATTTTAAAAAGTTCATTTCTAACTACAATAAATTTTGCAAATGGAAATGACTATTCATTATTGATTAGTTATTTAACAAAAGTTTTAAAAAATATATCCGATCAATGTCCTCTTGATTTTCCAATTTATGATATTGTTGGAACTGGTGGAGATAAGAAAAATACATACAATATTTCAACTCCTGCTTCAATAATATGTGCTGGTTCTGGTATTAAAATGTGTAAGCATGGAAATCGTTCAAGTACTTCTAATTCTGGAAGTGCTGACGTTTTAGAAAAATTAGGTGCTAATATTAATTTGAATTCAAGACAAATTCAAGAAGTTATGGAAAATAATAATTTTTGTTTCGTATTTGCCCCTCAATTTTATAAAAAAATGAAACATATTATGCCTGTTAGAAGAACTGTTGGTATTAAAACAATATTTAATTTTATTGGACCTTTGATAAATCCTACAAATCCAACAGGTTTATTAATTGGTGTATCCGATACAAATAAAGCAGACATTATTGCTAGAACATTAGCTGTAAATCCAGAAACAAATGTTATGCTAGTTCATAGTAATGGTATTGATAAAATATCTCCTTATCAAAAATCTAAATATTGGAAAATAAAAGATCATATAATAGAAAAAGGAACAATTAAACCAAGTGAATTTGGCTTTAGAGAATCAAATTCCGAAAATTATTTTAAAGGAGGAACAGATGCTATGTTAAATGCTCAAACAATTTTAGAAATTTTAATGAATATTAAACAAGGACCAATTAAAGATTTTATATTAGTTCATTCCGCTTCACTAGCAGTTTTAGCAAATTTAGTATCAACGCCAGAAGAAGGCATGGCGATGATGAGAGAATCAATTGAAAGTGGTAAAGCATTAGAACAATTAAATAATTATGTCCGAATGAGCAACAAATACTCAAAAATTAATTTTTTAGATAGAATCATTAGTAGAAGAAAATTGGAATTAAATATTAAAATCAAACTGAATCGGATACAGACATTTCTCGATACTCAAACAAGACCAATGAATTGTTATGAAATTTTAAAAAATAATTCTATTAATATAATTGGCGAAATTAAACGTTCTTCACCAAGTGAAGGTAATATTAACTCTGATATTAATATTAACGAAGTTGTTACAGATTACATTAATGGTAGTGTAACTGGCATATCAATCCTTACTGAGAACGTCTGGTTTGGTGGTAGTCTTACTGATATTAAATCAGTAAGAAATCAAATTGAAAATATACCAAATAGACCTTTTATTCTTAGAAAAGACTTTATTTTTTCTAGATATCAAGTTTTTGAAGCATACATTGCTGGTGCAGACACCTTATTACTAATAGCTTCATTAGAAAAACACATGATTGAATATGAAACAAGTTTAAAAGATTTAATTTTATTTTCACAGCATCTCGGTATGGAGCCGATTGTTGAAATTTATGATATAGATGAATTAGAACAATCTATTAATGCTAATGCTAAAATTATAGGTATAAATAATCGTAATCTAAAAACTTTTCAAGTAAATTTAAAAGTTTCAGAAAATATTATGAAATATGTTCATTCAAATTCTGAAAGATTTCAAGATATTGTTTTCATCTCATTAAGTGGAATAAGTATTAAGAACATAAATAGATTAAAAAAATATAATATTAATAATTTTTTAATAGGAACTAGTTTAATGAGAGCGAATAACAAAACACAATTTTTAAAAAAACTTGTGGAATCTCCAGAAATTGAACCTAAAATGGTAAAAATTTGTGGAATTACACGTCGAAATGAATTAATTGCTACATTATCGGAAGGAGTAGACATGTTAGGTATCATGTTTTATAAAAAATCAAGACGATACATAGGATCAAATAAAAAAGCAAAAGAATTTGTAGAAATAATAAAAAAAAATAATTGTAGAGCAGTGGGAGTGTTCGTAAAACAAGATTTTGAAGAGATAAAGAAAACTATATTAGAAACTGGTATCGATTTAGTACAATTATATGGATATACAGATTTTAGTATTATTGAACAATTAAAGGAGTTATGTTCGGTTGAAGTTATTTTGGTAATCAGTGTCAGAAATTATGATGAATTATGTAATGTTAAATATCCAAATGATTGTTATGCTATTTGCATTGATAAAAAGAAAGGAAATAATCTTGGAGGTACAGGTGAATCACTCAATTGGAATAAAATAAATTTTAATTTGTTTCCTAGTGGAACCAAAATTATGATTGCTGGAGGAATTACTCCAGAAAATGTTCATTTATTAAAAGATAATGAATATATTCACGGAATTGATGTTTCAACTGGCGTAGAAAGTCAGTGTGGCAATCATATCATTAAGGATAATTTAAAAGTCCGAAAGATTTGTAGAATTATTAAAAATAAATTACCAAGTTATTTTGGAAATTACGGCGGTTGCTTCTCTCCAGAGATACTTATACCATCTTTACTAGAATTAGAAAAATCTTATTTGGAAACACATGATAAAGAAGATTTTAAGAATTTATTAAAAAAATATAACAAATATGCTGGAAGAGAATCATTGTTGTATAAAGCAGAAAATTTAACAGAGTATGTCAGAAAAATAGCAAATGATGGTAAAGGAGCAACTATCTGGTTAAAAAGAGAAGATATGAACCATAGTGGCAGTCACAAGATTACGAATTCGCTCGGTCAAGCTCTTCTTGCTAAATATTTAGGTAAAAAGAAAATTATTGCCGAGACTGGGGCTGGGATGGCCGGTGCAAGTGTTGCGACAGTGTGTGCATTATTAGGATTAGACGGCAAGGTATTTATGGGTGAAATTGATGTTGGTCGCCAAAAGTTGAACGTATTTAAAATGAGAGCTCTTGGAACTGAAGTTCATTCTGTAACTACTGGAAGCAGAACTCTTAATTCTGCTGTTAATGCTGCCTTAAGAGCATGGTCATCTACTTCAACTGACACCCATTATTTGATTGGTTCCGCGGTTGGTCCAGCACCGTTCCCGACGATTGTTCGAGATTTTCAATCTATCATTGGAAGAGAAGCGAAAAAACAATTTGCAAAACAACATGGAGGATTGCCAGATGTTGTGATGGCTTGCATAGGAGGTGGAAGTAATTCACTCGGTCTATTCGATGCTTTTATAAATAGTGATGTAGAAATTATCGGAACAGAAGCGGAAGGGTGTGCAAGTTTGAAAGATGGAACCATTGGATATCTTCATGGTAGTAGAAGTTTAATTTTACAAACAAATGGAGGAAATATCGAAGAAACTCATAGTATATCTCCGGGGCTGGATTATCCAGGGGTATCTCCGATTTTAGCATTCTTAATTGATAATGGCAGAATGGAAGTGAAAGCAGTAAATGATGAACAGGCTCTTCAGGGGTTTGATATTCTTTGTAAAACTGAAGGTATAATACCAGCTTTAGAATCTTCACATGTTGTATATGAAGCTATTCAAGAGGCTATAAACAGACCGAGGAAACAAAATATTATCGTATGCTTATCAGGTAGAGGGGATAAAGACATAGAGCAAATCAACGAACATATGAAACTCGTATAATTAGAATTGAATTTATATTATAAATTATATATATGGTTACAAAAACTTGTAATACTTGTAATTTGACATTAGATATTAGTAAGTTTAGGAAACGTGGGAAATGGTATCGTAAGAAATGTAAACAATGTATTTATAATTCAAGAACATGCGAACATGGAAAAAGAAAAGACCTATGCTGTGAAGGTGATTGTAATGGAATTGGTATGTGTAAACACGGAAAAAATAAGAGATTTTGCATTGAAGGTGATTGTAATGGACGTGGTATGTGTGAACATGGACGAATGAAATACGTTTGTATTGAAGGCGATTGTAATGGAAATGCTAGATGTGAACATGGAAACCGAAAGGTATATTGTAATGAAGGTGATTGCCAAGGTGCTGTTAGATGTGAACATGGGCGAATAAAATACGATTGTAATGAAGGTGATTGTAATGGAAGTTCTAGATGTGAACATGGACGAATAAAAGCTCGTTGTAAAGAATGTGGTGGTAGTGCTTATTGCGAACATGGTCAAAGAAAAGATAGTTGTCCAAAATGTGGTGGAAATTCTCTATGTATCCATTGTAAAATGATTCACGGAAGATCAAGATACGTTGAATCCCTTGATAAAAAAGTTAGATGTTGTGCTAGATGTTTTTATAATTTCTATCCAAATGATGAAATTCCAAGAAGATATAAATTAAAACAGCATTATTTTAATGAAAAATTAATAGAAGAATTTGGTGCTGATTTTTTTCAATATGATAAAAGAATCAAATGTGGTTGTTCAGGAAGAATGCCTGATTGGTTTATTGATTGCTTTAAATATTCAATCATTATTGAATTAGATGAAGACCAACATAAATATAGATCTTGCGATGATAAAAGAATGATGGAATTATTTACTGATTTGGGTAGTAGACCACTGGTTCTAATTCGTATAAACCCTGATAAATATGAAGGAAAAACAAAAGAAAGAAAAGGTTGTTTTAAATTTGATAAAAGGAATATTTTGATATGTCGTGAAAAAAAATTCAATAAAAGATTTAATACTTTAGTTGAAATGATTAAATATTATTTAAATAATGAGCCTGAAAAGGAAGTTACAATGCAAAAATTATTCTTTAATAAAAATTGATTTTTTTATACACTATTACAATATAATACTAATTAACTAATACGAATTAAATAATATTAATGAGAACAATTAAATTTCACGGAAGAAATCAACCTTATACCAATGAGCAACTTGAGAAAATTTTTTATGAAGCTGGTTTTAAAATTGCTCCGATTGAAATTGATTTGATTAGAGAATTTTCCCAGTTGAATGAAGTAGTTACAATCAAAGTACAAAAAACTTTTAATAATGATGTTAGTGATTTTAATTCTGATAATAATGATATTTATTATTATTCAATGGATTATTATTCATCAATATCATTTGTAGAAATTGAAAAACGTTTTAAATCATTTATATATGATATGACATTTGATGATTATAAGTTTATGTATGATAATGGATATTTGAGTGCCTTGGCTCAGTACAATTTTATTCCTGATTTTGTCTATGATGCTTTTCATAATAATGAAGGATTTTATCCTCCTTTAGTTCACGATGCTGGAGATGTATATAATTTAGAGTGTTTTGCAAAATTAGCATATGCTTTTTTGAAAGTGGCACAACGTAAAGAATATTTCGGTTTTGAAGTTAAAGAAAGAGGAGATATTACATTAACTTGTAGTGTATAAATAAAATTGATTAATTTTTATATAATACTATTTTTAATAGTATATAAAAATTAAATAAAACAGGGACTTGTAAAATTTTTTGACATGTATTATTTTATAGTTATTCTGTAATTATTATTAACATATCAAATCAAATATAAGATCTGAATCTGAATTTGAATCTAATTCATTTATATCAATTCCAGATAAATCATTTTTGTCTAAAGGATTGTCATTGTTTAAATTATTAAATACAAGAGTAGTAAACTCATCTATATCAATTCCAATTTTTTTTAAATTATCTCCGAATTCTTTATACACTTTTGTTGTTTTTAAATTTTCTTTTATATCATTTAATATGTCATTTGAAATTTCATTTGAAATTTTATTTGAAGTTTTATTTGAAGTTTTATTTGAAGTTTTATTTGAAGTTTTAGTATTTATTGCATTTATTGCATTATTATCTTTAAAAAAATGTTTATTTTTTTTTCCTTGCACTTCATTCTGTGCAATATTTTTTTGAATACTAGGTACAACCGGACTGATTTGTCCAGTATATGGCGCTAATACGTCTACGGTTAATGTATTACCACCATTCTGGAGAGGATTGTTATCAAGCAGATTTTCTACAATCGCTTTTAAATGTTCTTGATATAATTCTGGCTGTATTCTTTTGACTATATTTATATATTGGTTTGCAAAAGATGATATATATTGTTCAAAAAGAGTATTTGCTTTTATTCTTTTTCTTCTTCTTCTTCTTCCTCTATTATCAGTACCATGAATAATTGTTTGTCCTAAGTCACCACAATCAAATATACTTTGTGTATCTCTTTCTAATAATTGACTTGTATGACATAAACCAATTTCTCTATTAAAAATCTTGTTTTTATGATATAAACTAGGTACTATATCTGCAAAATATCCATCACAATTTGTATAATCTTCTATTATTTTGACAAGAATTGAATCATCTTCCATAAAACTAATTCTATGTAGATGTGTTCTACTTTTACCTATCAAATAGTCAGGATTCGTAGTTGGAATATCATCTACATTTTGTACTCGTGGTTGTACATTCATATTAGCCACATCTGTTGTATATGGAAATCTAGAATTTCCAGTAAGATTATATTTCGCTACTCTACCTGCTGCCCTTCTTTCAACTATCATGAATTGATTACTATGATAATTTTTTAAATTTCGTCTAGTTTCATCAATTTGTTGTAGATGTTTTGAATAAATAATGTGAATGTTTGGTTTATGTTTCTGTTTTTCCAGTTTTTTTTGTTTTTTAATTTGTTCTTTTAATTTCTTAATTAAATTTGGTTTTTCATGACGATTATAGGGTTCCCATGTCATGTCATATCCTGTAGCAAATTTTAAAGAATTTAGTTTTTTTATTTCTTCACGTTTTTTGATTTTTTGAGTCTTTCTAATCATTTGAAAACGTTTTTTCCATATTGATGGGTTTATTTTCCATCCAAGATGAGTCCCATTAGTAACAGCAATATTTAGATCTTGTTCTGTTTTGTGTTCTGCTAACCATTGTTGCTCAATTTTTATATCTGTTTTCCATGGTTTCTCAATCATTGTGTTAATCCAATTTATACTACCTTGTACTTTCTTGACTAAATATTCAATATTTTTTCTATCCATTAAATTTATCAAATTTAATGGTCTTAACACTTTAAATGCAAATACAAATCCAGATTTATCTGCTTGGGGATCATTTGTATTTTTAACTGCATGACTTCTTATTCTGCTTCTTACAGCATAATTTGTTGCTGTAAGAACAGTTGAATACCATCCTTGCGTTCGTGCATATTGATTTGATAAGCTAGTAGAAGATTCCAATTGATTACACATCACATCCATACCTTTATAAAGTCTATAATTTGTAGGAATAATTAGTAATTCACCTGGAATGACCGAATCCTGAGTTCTTCTACAATTTGTAAAATTCCAATCATCAAGACCTATATTAAGTGCTAGACGATTATCTTCCCTTATTGAATCATTGGCTGGGATACTATTATTGGTGTTAATCGTATTTCGCAATGTAAAAATATTAGAAATAATACGAGTTTTTACTGTTTGAGCCAGTGTACCCAAAGGATTTGTAGGGAATTGTGAAATTCTTGATGTATTCCATATGTAATAATTCTGATGTGCTAATCCTCCAATAAATTTTTTTTTAGTATATTTTTTTTTTTTAGTTTTTTTTATGATGGATAGACCATTTTTTGTTTTATATCCAGTATATCTATATCCTTTTCTTAATTTTCCAGCATTTGAACCTGTTTGTATAATACCTACATGTTTTCTTATTTTCTTTGTTTTTTGCTGTTTCTGCATTTATATAATATACTGATATAAAAATATCAGTCCCAAATTCATAAAGATATTTTAATAAAAAATTCATAAAAATATCTTTATAAAATAAGATATTTTTCGTCAAAGGCTTTTTTAAAACTTTTATAAACACAACGGCGTAAACGAATTTCACCAGAGTTATGTTTATCTAAAATTTCATGAAGTTTAACAAGTTTCCATTCTTCATGTTCACCATCACCATTAAGAGATCCATCTTCAGGTAAATCAAGTTCGTTTCTTGTACGTGCAATATAAACAATAGTTTTTTCATCAGCAGAAAATTTGCTAATATCAAATAAAGCTGGCAAAATAGTGCCGGTTTCTTCTTCATATTCACGTTTCATTGTGCGAAAATATTTATCATAAATTTTTTTTCCGTCATCGCTTTTTTTAGAACGACCACCGGGTGTGCTCCAATAATTAGAGTGCCTTAAAAGCAAAACTTCATTATTAGTATTAAGTAAAATTATTGCACAATTATATCTTTTGGAATCTGATTTAGAATTCCATTTGGATTTATATTTGGACATAGATTTAGACATAGTTTTATTATTATTATTATTATCATTAATATCAATAAAATCGATTTTTTTTTCGTTTTTTTTTTCTTTAATTGCTTCTTTATGATGGTGCTTTTTCCATCCCATCCAATCATCACAATGTTTATATTTAATATTAATTTTCCAAAATTTTTTATCAAAGTTTTGTATATATTTATTAAAATAAATAGAATTATGATGATAACTAATCCATCCAGAAAATCCATTTTTTAAAATAAACATTTTTTGTTTTAATAAATTATTAATTAGATTAATATCAATAATAATATTATCTTTAAAATATTTATAATCAGTATTATTAAAGGAAATTTCATTTTTATTCTTACGATTTAAAAATTTTGTCATTATATGTTCAATACATTTTTTATAATAATGCATTGATCGGAACGCACGACATTGACTGTCCATGCAATGTATAATAATATAGTCTTTATTTGCATATTGATTGATAATAAATGATAATTTATTTTTAAAATCATCATATTGTATATTATGACAACCTGTTATATTACCTCCAATATAATCTTGATTAGTATTACGAACATCAATAATTTGGTAAATAAAATTATTATCTATTATATTAACCAATTCAGTTGGTTCAATATAATTATAACAATTTTGTTGCAACCAATTTTCAATTTTAGAATCAATAGTGGTCATTTTTATTATAATATTAGTTATATATATATGTATAAAATCAATTTTCTTTTTATATATTAAGAAAATTGATTTTTCAATTACTTATTCAATTAAAATATATTTTTATAATTAATACTTAAATTTAAGCAATATGGGTAAAAAAAATAAGAAAGTATCTCCACCTCGCGAATTCGAAACAACTGATGGAGATGAAACAATTAGATTTATTCTCGGTAGGAGCCAGGAACAAAATGATATCATGGTTAGAAATGCTAAACGAGAAAATCAAAACTATTGGTGGTTCCATGCAGACAAAGTTCCGTCTTGTCACGCAATTTTATTCACAGATAAGCCTAAATTAACTAAAAAACAAATTCAAGATGTATCAAATAAAATACGAGATTATTCAAAATTAAAAAAAATGAATAGTGGATATGTAATTTATACAAAAGTAAAGAATATTCATTTAACTGATATTCCTGGAAGGGTTGTTCATGGATTAAATGTCGTAAAACGGTGTCAAGTTAAAAAGGAATTTAGAAAAAGAAAACCAGAAACAGAACCAGAATTAGATTAATAAATAATAAATAAATAATTTTCAGTCCCTAAAATTATTTATTTATTATATTTTAAGTAGTATAAAAAGAAATAATATTAGTCAGTTGCTGGTCTAAGATTTCCATAAAAGAAGACTTGTCCTTTGCGAAATGTGGTTTTTGCTTTAAAGGCAGAAACAGCATTCACTCCAGAAGCAACTTTTTTCCAAAGTTTCTTGGATTTTTCAATAGTATCTAATTCTCGCATAGTATCAATTGCTTTCTTTGCGTCTTCATTGCAACGAGCATACAAGTCAAAAAACTCAGTCGTTGCCTCCTTGTCTCCATCTTTGAACACTTTTTGCCAAAGTTTGTCCATAGCCAAAGCTTGTTCAACTGTAGACATTGTCATTGGTTCTTGAATTGAAGTCATGATTTGATAGCGTTATAATAAATTGATTTGATTACGTAAGATATAAAAATATCGATTTTAATTTATTTTTTGTCAGATTTAATTTATTTAAGTCCTTAATATATTATAATTTTAAATTTATAAATTATTGATACACGTCTCTAATATCACTATCCATATTGCCTTCAGTTGCTAAGTCTCCTTCCCAATCAACTTCAACTTCATTTTCATTATAATCTCCATTATTTTCTTCATGATTATCAATAATGTCTTGATAATCATTATATTGTGGATAATCATTATTACTATCACTATCACTATCACTATCATCAGCAAAACAATCAAATCCATTACTTTCATTACTTTCATTACTTTCAATCGTTTGATTTGTAAATAATGAAAAATAACTCTTTCTTTGTACTTTAAATATTGGTACAGGATTATTAAAAATTTGTTTATTAACTTCAACTGATAATGTTTGAAAATATCGTTTGAAAAATACAGATAAAGATATTACACGATATTTTTCCTCTTTATCATTATTATCAAATGGTAATTTAATTAGGAAATTTTTTATCATTGACATAATAATTATTAAACGAATATTTTGATGTAATATCATTTTTCTCATTCGTAATAATTTCGTCGAATGAGAATCAATTTCACTTTCTTTAACATTAACTAATTTCAATTCATTTTCATCAAAATATTTCAAACGAGTATTAGAAAATGAATATAATGTTTCATATTCAACATTTTTAATAATTTTATTATTATTAATTTTATTCAAGAAATGAAGAATGTTTTGAACTTTTGTATAAGTATTTTTATTTGATTTTATCTTAATTTTACTAAAAGTATCAACTAGATAATTAAAATCTGTTGTATAATTATCTGGATTTTCAAAATTTTTTTCAATAATTGAAAAATAGTTAATAAATTCTTCTTTGTATTCTTTAATATTTTGTGGAATAATTTTAAAATCTTTATAAAATTCAGCAATTTTTTCACTGTCATTTTTATATGAACATTCCCATGACCAAATATATGGTTTTTCAACATGAGGATTAACAATGTCTGAACCTAAAGTTTTTTCAAATATATCTTCAGAAATATAAGCATGTTCTGATTTATCTAAATAAGATAGTAAAAGCGAAAATGCTTTTGTTTCAATTTCTTCTTGATTTTCATCATATTTATCTACTAATTTCATATTTGCTTTCTTATCAGGCGTGATCATATCTTCAATCAAATTTTTCATATAATTTTTATTTTTTCCATCCATAGTTGTAATTTTTGTCATAAAATTAAACAAAAAATCTAACATTTCTGTCATTTTTTTTACATCTGTATTAAGATTTTTATAACATATTTCAAATTTTTCTTCATATGATTTGAAATCGTCATCTTTTGTACATTCGTTCAAAATATTTTGAACTTGATAAATTGGATTAAAAAATCTTTGAGAAAATTTCGTAAGATTTGTTAAACTATTTTCAAATTCTTTAATAATTAAAGAATATTTAGATAGAGAATGTTCATAAATATTATTAGATAATAATTT